ACCAAACTGCTGGGATTATTGGAAAAATGTGAGAAAGAAAGGAAAATGACAATGTACAAACCGGGAACGCAATCATGAACGAAGAAATCATGCGCAAGCTTGAGGCTATGCAGGTGATCAACCGGCAGCTTCACGAAAAACTGGAACAGGCCAAACTGGCCGCAACTTTTTACAGGGAGAAGATCAATGCTGAAAGCAATCACGATAGCACTGCCAATCAGTCTGGCGATGTGGTGCATCATAGCATTGTTCGCACGGTGGATTTTGACGGTGATGTGAGTAAGCTACACGCGCCGCTGTCCATGCTGCGGGTGTATGACGGCATTCAGATTTTGGCCGTCGAGGATGACAAAACCAATGTGATCAAGCGCCTGCTGGCACATTTGCGTTATAGCAATGTGCCGGGATCGGTGTTTTCAACCCGGCGCAACAGTCATGGCGTGATTGTGTGGAGGATTGACTAATGCAAAAAGAAGATTTGTTAAAAATAGAACTGGGATGGATTTTACCAAATGAGCCTAAAGCGCACATTAGATTTTACGTTGATAAGGAACACAAAGAATTAGCTCGCTTCATTCGAGATTTAATTTTTGAAAACGTGGAAAGGTTTAAAGACTACAAAGAAGGGAAAGATTGACTGATGAAAACCAAAACCACCATCCTCGAAGAGGCCGCCGGAATTGTTGCAGGCGCTCGCCAGCAGGATTACGGCCACGCCCGTGAATCGTTTGCCAAAATTGCCACGATTGCCACGGTTTTAACCGGGAAAGACCTAAGCCCGCAGGACTGCTGCAAGGTTCTGATGGCGGTCAAACTGACCCGTGAATCGTTTCAGCACAAGCGGGACAATTTGGTTGATTTGTGCGGTTATGCGCATCTGTTACAGGAGATTGAGCAATGACATGGAGTGCCAACATTCCTATGCCTGCTCGTGTCAGGCAATACGTCACGGTGCAGGAATTTAAACATTTTGATCAAATTCCGACCACGTTTGAAAAACCGGAAACGGCAAACGTCCGACTGATCCACTTCACCACCACCATCCGGCCAGATAACAGCGCCGTGCTGGTTATGCTTTGGGAGAGCGTACAATGAGAGACATCGCACGAATCGAAAAATGGGCACACGAACGAAACATTATCAATGGTTCCACCCGGCAAGCGCAATTGTGCAAACTGATTGAAGAGGTCGGGGAGCTGGCCACCGCTATTAACAAGCAGCGCTTTGCTGATGTGGTGGATGCTATCGGTGATTGCGCCGTGGTGCTGACCATCCTTGCCGCTCAAAGCATGACGACGCTGGAGCATTGTATTGATCGGGCGTATCTGGAGATCAAGGATCGCAAGGGGCGTATGGTGGACGGCGTGTTTATCCGGGAGGAATAGGATGAAGACGCTTGCTGGAACACTGGCCGCGCCATTCCCGTACTTTGGCGGCAAGAGCCTTGCCTGTTCGCAGGTGTGGGAAGCCTTCGGCGACGTGCGGAATTATGTCGAGCCGTTTGCAGGCAGCGCAGCAATGTTGCTGGGCGCGCCTGAAGGCATGAAGTTTGTTGCAACCATCAATGACTTTGACGGATTTGTGGCGAATTTCTGGCGAGCCATTGCACACGCGCCTGACGAGGTTGCGCATTACGCCGACTGGCCTGTGAATGAAACAGACCTGTTTGCCCGCCACAGCTGGCTTGTGCGGCAACGTGAGACGCTGACTGATTGCCTGCACGGTGATCCAGAATGGTACGATGCAAAGATTGCCGGGTGGTGGTGCTGGGGGGCGTGCGCATGGATTGGACATGGATGGTGCGAAGGCACAGGCCCGTGGGTGCATGACGGTGAAACGATTGTGGATTCACGCAAGCTTCCTCATTTGGGGAATGCTGGAAAGGGCATCAATCGCAAGCTCCCTCGTTTGGGGAATGCGCCTGATGACATTCACCCTCGCACGGCATTCATCAAGCAGTGGTTCCGCTTGTTGCACGACAAGCTGCGTGATGTGCGTGTTGCCAGCGGGGATTGGAGCCGTGTTCTCGGTGATTCAGTTACTACAATCCATGGCCTGACTGCCGTGTTCCTTGATCCGCCCTACACCAAGGGGGACATGGATTACGGCGCGGGTGGAATGGGACAGGGCATCGCTGATGACGTTCGCGCGTGGTGCATTGCAAACGGGGCAAACGACAAGCTGCGGATTGTTCTGTGCGGTCACGCTGGCGAGCATGATGAGTTATTGTCACGCGGCTGGCATCACAGAACATGGACGGCGCTTAGAGGCTTTGCCCGCACAGAGGAAGCGGTCGCCAATCGCAAAAGCGAAACGCTATGGTGCAGCCCGCATTGCATTCCGCCAATAGTGACGATGGATTTATTTTCGTGGGAGGAATAACATGGAGCGCAAGGACTGTATTGTATGCGGGACATCGTTCCCGTTTACAAAACACAATCGCCTGACGTGCAGTTATCGATGTTCGGAAATACGCCACAGAGACATCCGAAAGGCATCTGACGCAATGGCCCGCCGCGCCTTGCTGGAGCCACCGCTCTACACCAAAACGCAGCTGGCCGAGGCAAAGCATCATATCAAACTGTATGACACGCCAGACAAGGTTCGTGGCCGCGAATATGTGCTGATCAAGGCGCATCAGATTGTGGATTATTGGCGCAACCGGGATGCTATGGAGGATCGCGTTATCAAGCTGCGTGAACGAACGAAAACAAGCACTGCAAAATATTATTGGAAGAAACGAAATGACGAAAGAAGAAACACTGTCAACCTTGCGACGCAAGGTCAAGCGGCTGGAAAATGAAAACCAAGAACTGCGCGAGATGATACGCAAGGCATATCAATACAATGCAGACGTGGCTATTTCAGCAGCCGTTCGATATGTGCGCATTGAACAGGCAATCAGAATTTTACAAGGGGAAGACAAATGACCAGACCACACAGTGAATTTCTCGACAGCATGATCGGGGTAAAAATCCCGGTGCTGGATCACGGGTTTATCATCGTGCGCGACTACATGGGTGTAGATCGCTCTATCGCCGATGCAGCCCGTGTGTCCTACGGCGACGGCACACGCACCGTGAATAACGATACCAACCTGATCCGGTATCTGGTGGAGCATCAGCATTCCAGTCCGCTAGAGATGTGCGAGATCAAGCTGCATATCAAGTTGCCTTTGTTCGTGGCGCGCCAGTGGGTACGGCACAGAGCGTCATCTTTGAATGAAGAAAGCGCCCGCTACAGCGTGATGTGCAAAGAGTTCTACACTCCGAGCGCACAGGATATGGCGCAACAGTCCACCAACAACAAGCAAGGCCGTGGCGAAGCCTTGACGCCGGAACAGGCAGGCAGGGCAGCGGACAAGATCGAGAGCTTTTCACGCATCGCCCGGTTCAATTATGAGAGCCTTCTCAATGAGGAAGCCCTCGCCCGCGAACTGGCTCGCATGAATATCACCCTGAATTATTACACGCAGTGGGTGTGGAAGTGTGATCTGCGGAATCTGCTGCATTTCCTGAAGCTGCGGATGGATTCTCATGCGCAGTTTGAAATCCGGGAATACGCCAAGGAAATCTGGCGCATTGTGGAAGGATGGGTTCCGGCTGCGGCAGAGGCTTTTGAAGAATATGAGCTGCACGCCACCAAGTTCAGCGCAATGGAAACAGAACTGCTGAAACGGCTTTTGCCATCCACCATCCCGCCTGAAATTGAATCGCTTGTTGCGTCATGGAAGCCTAGACAAAAAGCAGCGTTTTTGGCGAAAATTGGCATAAACGAAAAGGGTTCTTGAATGAGCAATGTATTTTTTATTGGCGATACCCATTTTGGGCACAAGAAAATCCTTGATTTTGAGCCATCACGCCGGGCGCTAGGAGACACAATCGAGGAACACGACGCAGAGTTAGTGCGCCGATGGAATGCGGTGGTCAGCAAAAATGATATCGTCTGGCATTTAGGCGATGTGTCATGGGGTAGTGCGGCACTGGAAATTTGTTCTCAGTTGAAGGGCATAAAAAAACTGGTACTTGGCAACCACGACCATTACCCAAGTGAAAAATATTTGCGTTATTTCTCAAAACTTTACGGGGTGGCGCAATTAAAGACTGGCGAAGTGTTAAGCCATATACCTATGCATCCAGCGTCATTGGAGCGCTGGGGGACAAACATTCACGGGCATTTGCACAGCAAGACCATGGACGACCCTCGCTATGTATGTGTGTCTTGTGAGCGCATTGGGTTTGCCCCGATTACTTACGAGGAATTAAAGCATAGACAATAGACAGCGTTTCTGGCAAAACTGGGCTTGTAAGTATCACACGTACTTGCAAACAGTCCCGAAGCATGGGGTGAGAATGCCGATGCACTGCGTTATGTGCCGTCTGTCCCGGTTGGCGTTAGAGCCGGGAGCCAGTTCGCCCCGGTATCGCCCCTGCCTAGCACGCGACCGGGGTTTTTTATTGCGCAGCGTTTTTGAACGTGTAGAATGAATGCATTAGCCACTTTAACAGGCTGATTGCCGCCTCGCCCGGTGGCGTTGTAGCCGGGCATTTAAAATAGAGCGGCATCATGCCTTGCGGAAGCGGATACAAGAAAAAAGGCGGCGGCGGTAAAAAGAAGTAGGGTTTCCCCTACTCCTTGCACCAGTTGTGCTTTTTGTTGAATTGCCATTTCACCCCGTGGCCTGATTCAATCATATGCGTGGCAAAGTCCTTGCCATTCACAGACACGGCAGCCACTGAGCGGCCATATCTGTCTGTGCTGATTCGGGTGACTTCAAGATCCACAGAAGGGCGCACAAAGAAACGGTGCGCTTCATTTTTGGCTGCAATGCCAAGTAGCTTTTCCTTGGCGCATTTCGGGCGGTAGGATTCAGGCGCATCCAGTTGCGCAATGCGGATGCGTTCCGGCCCGGTCTTTTGGCACACTTCGATAGTGTCACCATCAATCACACGCACTGGCGATACACACGCAAGCACGGCGGCAAGAGCAATGGAAATCATTTGAGGTTCTCCGTGATGTTATTGCAATGCAGCATGACACCACGGAGATTGAACCGCAAATTATTTTTTGTTTTCAGGCAGAATAATGGACAGGATGCCAGCGAACCCGACACCTGCATATGTAATTGATTCGACCAATCCAGCGGGCAGAGCCACGCCAAGGGCAACCAGAAGGGCGGCAATGCCGGAATAGGTGGACGGCTCGCGGAAGCGTTTCAGAATGTAGCTCATGCAATTTCCTTTTCAGTTGGCCAACGTCCATGCTCAAAAA